AACGCTTCAATGAAATCGTAGAGGCCGCCCGGAACCAGACCAAAGGGAAACAGGCGGCCACGATGGTCGTTTTGAGTCATCTTCAGCAAATGACGCTGTTGATGATCAAGAAAGGACTGTTTTTTTACTGTGAGCAGGATACTTTCCGTTCCCGAGCCAAGTTTATAAACAGTCTTTTAGAACTAAATAAAATCGACATCCGATTTCCGTCGATTATTAGGAACTTTTTAGTTGACGGATGCGGTCTTTTTTACTTCCGCCCCGACCCCAAGCTTAAATATCAGATTTATTTCTTCCCGAAGGATCAATACCGTGTTTTTCATGACGTAAATGGGAATATAAATGAAGTCGTAATCATTTACAGCTACAACGTACGTAACTCGACGCTAGGCCTGCCGTCCGATTCGTACGGTTTAAACAAAAGATACGTTCGAATCTCTATTACTGAAGACACAATCTCTGAATATGAGGCGAATACAGAGCTCAGCTTCGAGTTAGAGCCCGGAGCGATCATTTCTCCGAAGAGTGCTAAGCCAAACACGCTTGGTTTTATACCTGCAGTTGAGGTTTTAAATAAACCCAATGCCAGTGGCACCGAAGGGGAGGGTGAATTCGACCCCTTCATGGAGCAAATTGTGCTTCATGACGAAATGATGCGTAATATCGCCAAAAATATTGAATTTTTTGGCAATCCGACGCTTATCAGCTCTCGTCCCCGGTCTGATCTGGTCGAAGCAGCAGATGCTGATCGGACTTTCCGCCCCACGATCAGCAGTCAAAGCGGTTTTGGCGGTCGAGACACTCCTTCAACCCGTGTTTCGGAGCCTTTTGGCGCAAATTCGTCTCTTGGCGGTCTCCGAGTCCCTCGTGTAATCGCAAACGTCGAACCGAGCGACCGTGTGGGCTACATGTCTCCCGACCCGATCAACGGGGACATGAATCGTTACGCATTGTTACTGCGTGAGGAGATTCGGACTGCTTTAGGCGGTGTTGATGAACTTTCTGTCTCGGCAGGTGCCACCGCGACGGAAATTAAGAGCTTGATGGGTCGCGCACAAGCGACTGCACTCCGTAAGAACAAGAGTTTCCTCACTTACGGCTTCTGTAAGTTGCTCGAGATGATTATTTATCATCAAGAGCAGGTCTTCCGAGAGAGTTTTGTTGCCGTCACTGGTTTAAAAGCTCCTAAATCACCTGAAGAGAAGACACTCGAAACTGAGAAAGAGTATTCGCAAGCTCTTAACAAGTTCGAGTCGACTGTCGATCTCGCCATTCAAGATGCACTGAACAGCAACCAGCTGCCACCGGGTGTCTTTGGCCTTCCGCCTGACGGAGCTCGCGAAGTTTCTTATCGCTTCCAGGGTGATGTTTATGAGGATACGGCGTATGACATTAACCAGAAATCTATCGTCGTTCGTAACCTGCAAGAGCTAGGCGTGGACAGCGTTGAGGCTCTTAAATATCTTTTCCCTGATAAGACAGACGCAGAACGTTCTGAGATGTTGAAGGGGTTCCCTTTCCGAATGGTTCAACAAACACAGAGCGCATTCTCACAATTTTTAGTATTATTAACTCAGATGTTGCAAACGCCACATCCTTTATCACCGGATCAGCCTCTCGGGGCAGACCCGCGTCTAAACCTAACGCCCCTGTTATACAGGACGTTTGACCACCTTGCGCAAGAACTGACTTACTCGGGCAGCTATGAGCCAGCAGATCCCAGCTTCGACCCCGAGCCCGGTCTCCCCGGCGGTAGCGGCCCCTCAGGCGGCGCCCTCGGACCAGGGCTCAACCGCCTACCCGCAGTGGGTGGCCTCTACCCAGGGGGTGCCTTCGGCAACTACAGCCCAAGCGCCGTCGCCGGTAACACCCCCTTCGGCCCCTTCTACCAGCAGCCAGTCCAACCAGTATCCGTCAACGTCCTCCCCGTCGAACCCGTGGGAAGCGGCGATGAGCAGCTTGGAGCGGGTGGTCTCCCGTATCTCTCCGTCCCCCAGCCAGGCAGCACAGTATCCGCAGTACCAAACGGCGGCGCTGGATACTCAACAGCTCAGTCAGAATTTACAGGCCCAGCCTTGGCAAACCCAGGCCGCCTCGGATCCGCTGACCTTATCCAACAACGGATATACAACCCAGACTTCTTATCCGACTTCTACGGCGCAACAACCGCAAGCCCAAAACCAAACTCCGGTTCTAAGCGAGGCAAGCGCAGCCGTAGTTAACCACTTCGGTATCGAAGCTCCTGCGGTTCTCAATCAGTACGCCACCACGCTGGAAGATGCTCTGATCCAGCAGGATCAAGCTCTGAACGCAATCGGTGCCCGTTCTCAGGCCATGGAAACGATCCTTACGGATCCCGATCACCTGGCTGATTACACCAACCGCTTCTTCACCGAAGTCTACCCCGTGGACATCGAAGCTCCTTCCCAGCCTCCCACGCAGTATCAGCCTCAGTACGATCAGATGCCTGCTGTCCCCGCAGCTTCTAGCTCTGCTTCTCGTCCCGCTGATCCTGACACCCAGTGGCAAGGCTTCAGCCAGACCATGAATCAGTCTCCTGATCAGGCTTGGCGTTATCTGTCTCAGATGTCTCCTGAAGCAATCCGTAGCAAGCTTCTCTTTATGGATGCTGGCTGATCTGCCGAGACTACCATTGTGCAAGTTGAACCCTCCTTCGGGAGGGTTTTTTATTTAAACTAAAAACTAAAGAGACTCTTGCTATGCCTTTTAGCAGCGAAGCTCAGCGTCGTAAGTTTTACGCGATGGCAGAGCGCGGTGAAATCTCTGAGGATAAAGTTCGTGAGTACGAAAAAGAAACTCACGGTAATCTTCCTGAGAGGGTGAAAGCGAAAAAGAAGGCTAAGAAGTACACTGAATCTAAGAGCTCTTAATTCAATGCCTAATCCAATTGGTCGTAAGCGTATTCCCTCTGCTTCTTCAGAGGTGGATACCCTGAAAAAGGAGCTGGAAGCACTCAAAGCTATGTACGTTCAAGACATGGCCAACATCAGTGCTGACATTCAAACCCTGGGTAACCAATCGCAGCCTGCTGATTCCCAACCAGCAAGCTGAGAATTTTTAAAAACTTATAATGGGTATAGCTGATCCACAAATGTGGTCTATACCCCTCTTTCTAATTACAGATACGATTCGGGACCACATCGGATACAGAGCGGTCCTAATAGGGAAGCGTATCAAGTTGTAAGCTCTGGAATTGTAGATCTCGGGGCGGATTACGGTGTAGTTGTTCCTGGCCCCCCTAATAGTGGTATATACAGCACCGACGCGTGGCGGGCAGTACCAGCCGCTGTTTCTGGTTATTGGACTGATTACCAACACGTTGACTATCAACCAAGCGGTACTTTTTTAAGTGCTTACGAAGGTTATAGACCTCTTGGGTTCAGCACGATAGCCAATGCAAAAGTTCAGACTTCTTACGGACCCGAGTGGGGTGTAAGAGGCACGGGCAAGTACACGTATTTTGGTGGAACTGCGCCGGACAACCAGGCTTACAACCCATATAACACTCCGGAAGGAAATACAGCCGCTCAAGGGCACACGGGAGGTCAGTCTCTACAGCAGCGTTATGCCACGACGCTTTTAACAAATCCAACGAACGACACTTCCGGAAGCAGAGCCTCGTGGGTTTACCATCCTCCTGTTTACTGTCAAACATTTACGGAGGTTTCAAGAAGTGAAACTCCTGGTCTGATGTCTACTGATTTGAGGTACGTGTATAGAGGTAGAGCAGGTAATTACGTCTCTAACTTTGCTTCTATCTACCATCAACTTCCGGAGGGTGTTCGTTCAATTGTGCGTACCTACAGTCCTACAGTTAACTCAAGTAATCAAAAAACTAATTAACGCTAAAAACGCGACAGTCACTGTGTTGTCAGGCTTTCAAGTAGTTATATTTAGTAAGTAGTTCTTCGGGAGTTGACGCTTTGTTCGTCGACAATGATTTTCCGAAGCTGCTCGGTGCGGAATTATACCGTCCCCATCCTGCGTACGTCGTAGAGATGGCCGCTGAGCCGGTCGTTGTTCACGATTTCTCGAAACAACCCGGTCAGACCGTTCAGCTCGATCGTTACCGTTTCTGGGGCAATCCCGGCTCGAAAGAGTCTCGGGAGCGCACCGCTGAGCAGACCATTGGTACTGCTAATAGCCGGAACATCGTCAAGGACAAAGTGCTCGTGACTCTTCGCGAGTACACCGGTCCTGCCGATCCGAGTGACCCCACTCAGCCCAGCACCTTCAAGATTGCTCGCGAGACACTGATCACCGCGCAGCGTCTTCTGCTGGACACCGGCAACCTGACTGCTTTCCACCAGTCCATCGGTTCTCTGACCCTGCTCGACGACTATCGTCGTTGGCGCGATCGGGTGTTCATCAACGAACTCCTGAAAGCTGTCTCTAAAGGTCAAGCCTCCGATAGCCAAGGTGGTTACTACTACCCCGGCGATCTCGCCGTCGGTAGTCTGACCTACGCGAACGCTGAACAAGCTAAGTTCGACGTTAAGGACGACCTGCTGCGCGTGGTCAAGAGCCTGCGCAAGCGTAACGTTCCTACCTACCAGGACGGTTTCTATCGCTGCGTTTGCGATCCGACCTTCCTGATGCACCTGCGTCAGAACAGCGACTTCCGTGAAGTTGCTCGTTATCCCGGCAACGGTCAGATCAACCCCCTCATGTCCGCGATGCAGCCCAACGCTGCCATCTACATGGGTCAGGGCTTTGGTCAAGCCACCTTCGTGGCTGGCGAGCCGATCATGCCGACCGGTTTCGTGTTCGAGGGCGTTCGCTTCTTCGAATCCACGAACATGCCTTCTCAAAATGCGTCCGCGACCATCGGTGGTTCCGCGTCTTCTTACGAGACCGCCATCGGTATGTTCTTCGGACCCCAGTCTGTTGGTGTGGGTATTGGCGGTAACAACGCCCAAGTCCTGCTCAACAACAATGACGACTTCAGCCGTTTCATCATGATGATTTGGAGCCTGTACGCAGGTTTCGAACTCCTGAATGCTGATTTCGCCACCATCGCTTACTCCTTTAACGCCTGAGGAGGTAACTAACGATGGCTATTAATCCTAACCAGCTCTCAGTTGCCAAGATCTATCCTGGTAACTACACGAATGTTCTTCGTTACTGGCACGAAGAAAAGTCCGTTACTTATCTGAATGAGAACGGCACCAGCGAGACTCTCGCCAACCAACCTGTTGGCGGTCCCGTTGGCGTGGTCTTCCGTCCCGGTTGGATCGCTCAACAAGCCGTTGGCTACGTTGACCTGTCCTACCAGGCCGCTGGCACCACCAACCAGCTCGACTACTACGCTCAAGCGTATTCGTCTGGTCTGAATGGCGCTAACGCCGCTTTCGTTAACGGCAGCGTCATTATTCCTTCTCCCGACTACCACAAGGATGTTCGGGCAGACATCACCAACGGTATCACTGTGC